TGAGTTGGTGGAGGCGTTGGAGCCTATCGGTCAGCGATTTGTGAGTGGCAATGATGTGCCTGTTAGCCGTGCAACTGTACCAGCAGAAGAATGGCAAGCCGTGCAGGAGTTGGTCGCCAAAGCTAAGGAGATGATGGGATGAGTTGCAAGTGCGATATGCGTACTAAATTAGTTGGCGATGGGTGCAAATATTGTAATCCAAAGCACTACATTGATGTTTTGGAAGATCAAACAAAAGATGATAGTGCAGAGCTTGAAAAGCTGGAAGAAACCATCCGCCAACAGCAAGCCGAGATTGATAGGCTGAAGAGGCAGCGGGATAGGTTGGTCGCCAGATTTAAGGGAAAAAAATGGAATGGGCAAGTTACTGACGCCATTATCGCAGAAATAGAGGCAGGTAAATGAGTAAGTTAACAGAGCTACTTCAAGCAATATCTATGTTTATCATAAGTGTAGGACTAGGTGGATTTTTTATATTTCTTACCATTGTCTTAGTTAAGGATCATTTGTTATGACTGACACGCGCAAAGAGTTTGAAGAGTGGTTGAGAATATGTCCGCTAAATCTTACACCAAGTGAACAGCAAGCAGCACAATTTGCATGGCAAGCCTGCCAATCCATAAACGACAAGCGCATACAGCAATTGCTGGCACTGGTGGAGAAGAAGAATGAGGCGTTAATGTTGCAAGCCAGCCACATGGAAATGTACTCATTGCAAATTAGCCACGCTAATGACTATGCAAAGATAACCAGTGCAATAGACCTAGAGCCGGAAGATGTTGAACTGGTGGAGTATGCTGAAATGTGGAATCACGGCGAAGGTAGAACTGGAATCCAGTACAAGAATGACCTGCGAAAAGGCGACATTATTGATGGCGAGAAACTCTACAAAATTCAGATGAAAGAGAAGTGATGAAACTAAGTCCATGTCCATGCGGTAAAACACCAACAGAATTAACCATTCAGGAAGGTAGCACCTACCGCTGGCGTTACATATCTGGCAATTGCTGCGGTGAGTGGATGATTGAATCTAGCAGGATTGAATACCCTGCCACGGATGAACAAATAAAAGAGCAATGCGCCAATGACTGGAATGAGGCTCAAAGATGCGCTAACCCCGCCTTACTGCACGTAACGCAGTCGCCAGAAGGATGATTGATGATGAAAGGATATTTATGTACGAAGTAGGACAGCAGCTATGGATGTGTCTTAGTAGACACAGATCAGCACAAAGATATGTGAGCATTGAAAAAGTAGGAAGAAAGTGGCTTCACCTTGAAGGTGGATATACAGCTGACTATGAATTGAATATTGTTGAGAAAGATTTTGGCACTATTGGAAGATGTTTTATAAGCAAAGAACAATGGGAGGAAGAACTTTCTATAAGCCAAGAATGGCAAAATTTAAGACAAGCAATAGGCAGCTATAGACCGCCAAAAGACATAACACTGGAAGATATAACAAAGGCAAAAGAATTGCTTCGACTGTGATATTGATTGATAGGAGTAAGAATGCGAATCTCAATGGACAAGTTAATAGAAATAACTAGCCGCAGCACACCGAAGGCTCAAGCCTCATGGTTTAAGAAGCATTTCGACATCAATGCCGAATATGACTGCAATGGGGTGATTATCACTAATGAAGCCTTTGAGGCGATGGTGATGAATAAATATGGCGTATCAGCCAACGACGAAAAACAAACAAAACGGCCAACAGTAAAACTAACAAAAAAACATGCGAAAACGATTGCAGCATAGGAATTTAACTAACAGCCGAATCTATCCAAAGAACAATAGATTTTACCTGTTCAGTGCTGAACCTATTATTAATCCAGAAACGCAAAAGGTAGCTAAATGGCATTCACTATGCCTAATATCAGAAGGTGAACTGGCAGCACGAACAAAAGCCAATGCAATCATTAAGCATAACTCCCCTACTGATGGAAAAGGTAATTTACCTGGCTATATCGAGAAGTATAGAAAGCACATCATTGCTAGGCGTGAAAAGAAGCAATCAGAGTTAATTGAGCCAGCCCGCATAAAGATGTGGCAGGAAGGCACCAAAGAATTTACCAGAAAGTGCAACAAGATTGCCGAAGCATTTTCTGATTTTGATGTAGAGCAAGTTTTACCTGTTGATATTGCTGAATATGTGGATCAATGGGAAGGCCAGCGCATGGCAGAAGCATGGCTTAGTCACCTGTCAGGCTTTCTGACGTGGTGTTGCAGAAAAGGATTGCGGTCAGATAACCCATGCCAGCACGTAAAGGTCGAAAAAGCCAAGTCTAAGCAAAAGTACATGACGCACGAACAATATCACGCAATCCGTGACGCCGCTTTAATTGGTAAGGATGGCAGGCCAACATCATCAGGCGTTAGATTGCAGTGCTATATGGATTTATGCTATTTGCTTTACCAGCGAACGACAGAGATTAGATTATTAAAAAAATCAAATATTGATCTTGATAAAAAAGAGATTCACTTCTTACCAACAAAAACAGAACGCACTAGTGGTTACAGCGTGATTGTGCCTATCACCAAAGAGATTGAGGAAGTTATAAGGCTTGCACTTAAAAACAGCCATGAAGATTGTCCATACCTTATTCACTCCGATGAAAATGAAGTTTATACAAGGTCTGGCATAGGATCAGCATTCAGGCGTGCAGCAGAACGAGCTGGCATTAAAGGACTTAGCTTAAAGTCGCTGAGAGCAAAAGCGGCAACTGATGCCAAGCAAGCCGGATATACCAAAGCGCAAATCAGAATTGGACTTGCACACACCGATGAATCAATGACTGACAACTACATAAAAATGATGATTCCAGAGCGGTCAGAAGTGACTTTAACGCCACCACCAAAGAAAAAGTATTAGAAGAACTTCTAATATTATTTATATGATTGTTTGTTGAACTTGCGCTAAGTTATTGATTTTATTGGTCGGGACGGTGTGATTCGAACACACGACCCCTTGCACCCCATGCTCGGATTCTACTTGCGTTACAAGCCTTATTGCATAAGCAAACATGCCTAAGACATTCTAATATTCACGCATATTTTTATTGATAGATTTCTCTTTAAATTCAATATGCATTTTTTAAATATTAGAAGTTTATTTATCTGCTAAACCATCTCAGGCGTTACTATATTTGTAGCCACTTTGCCAAACTCAGAATGATATGTAATTGACTGCGCCTGCCTTTCGCTTATCCATCCACCTCTTGCCGCATAAGCATCACGCGCTGCAAGTGTAGCGTGCTGGATAACAGTCATGCCTGAGTGTTCTTTCTCTTCTACGTGGTGACGGTGTCCAGTGTGGCAGTAGCGTTTTTTTGTTGCTCCCCATATCTCAGGGTATTGGCTGGCGAATAGCAAGGGAAGGCTATCGTTTCGTGACAGGTGCCCGTGATGAAAAGCAAGCATAGTATTTCCATGCCTGTGCGTGTAGTAAGGCAATTCGCTATCAATCACGGTAATGCGTGGCTCATTTTCGTACAATGCCTGGAACATCACGCGAAGCCATACGCTCGATGCAAGGTCGTGATTACCTTCTGCCATCAACACATAAACATGTTCATGCTTAGTTAATGCAATATCGACCACGGCTCGTAATAGCTTTATTGCCGATTGCACCATTTTAGAGAATCGTCCATCTTGGTCTAGTACATGTCCGCTAGTAGGCGTTACAGGCATCAACCCGTCACTATGCAGGAAGTCTCCAAGCTGGCAAATAAATCCAGTTTTTGCATTTGGAGATGATTGCACCATGTATTTAAAGCAGTCTATGAGCGTTTTTTCTGCGATTTTAATATCCCAATCTGCGCCGCCTTCTTTGTGCCAGGCTAGCATTCCGAGATGGAAATCAGTTATGGTGTATTGATTTAATAGCGCGTCATTCCCTATTCCAAAATAGCGAATAGGTTCAAGCCTTGGCAATTCCTCTGCCATAGATGAAAATGCTTCTTTGATTATCTCTGCTCGTCTATCATCATCGGCGCGTGACTTTACCCACTGGCCTGTTGGCTTTCCGTCTTTGTTATAGTAAGTTGACACTCCTTTAACGGTGAATCCATCGGGAACCGTGCGCGTCATGTCGTGATCTGGTGAATATCCTTGTAGCGCTGCCAATCTTTTTATGCGCTTAATCATTTTATCAATTCCGCGTCGATTGCAGTTTAGCTCTATAGCGGCTTTGCTTGCGCTACCTAGTCTTTCATATGCTTCTATTACCTGCTTTTGCCTATCTGATTCACAAAACTCAAGCAGACTACTCAGCATAAACACCAATCCGTTTCTGTTCTTGGTCAACGTAAGCCTTGCAAGCGTTGTAATCAGCAGCGCACAAGGCACCAGCCTGCTCAAGCGTTTCAATATAATATTGAGCGCCTAAATAGGCTTTTCTGTAGAAGCCTTCCGATTCTTCGCTTTCTGCAACAATATTTCCGTGGCTGTCACCTCCGGCAAGTCTATTGGCATCATTTTCGGACACTCGCTTGTCACTATCTTCTGATTGCTGGCGCAGCTTGTCAGCAAGAGCAGTGCGGTAATTACTGATAGATTTTTTATCATCATTGATGACCTTTCCATAAAGTGAGCCGATGTGCTGAATATCCTTGATATGCGACGCCTGTAGTGCCTCTGTATCGCGCTTGCCTTGCTGCTTTAATAGTGCGACCTCGGCATTCTTTTTAATCGCCTCTAGCTGCATGTCTGCAATAGTTTGGCGGGCAGAATCACGCTCTGCTTTGATATACGCTATTCGCAAATAGCAAATGGTGATTAGTAAGGCTATGGCTAGCAGTTGCCAGTAACGCTTTATAAATTCAATAGCGATCATGGAATAAATGTCCTCCGGCCAGATTTAGGAGGTTTTGTAGAAAGATGACACCAACCTTTCGTATACGCTGGAGCTTCTCGGTAAAGCTGGTATTGGGTCAGGATGCCATCATTGATCCAAGCATCTATCAATCCTTGCGGGTCATATACATCAATAGCCATGCCTAACTTATGGCTTGATTGAGGTGCGCCGATTGGACAAGATTGCGGGCGGAATCCTCCGTACTGAGTGCCGGATAACATAGAGTTTGTGACCGGATTTGTTTTTAGCTCAACTCCATCACGTTCAGCAGCATTCAGTAGTAAATTAACTTGTCTCAGCAGCGCCGAAGCATTGTTTTGGCGTTCAGTGTTGAAATCTTTGTGGTCAATCCACTTACCTGCATATTCAGCTATAGTAATCATGGCAAATTCTCAAATTTCTTCTCTGCCCACTGCTCAAACATGAATATCGCTCTTGATCCCATGTGACCAGACACCGCAACCATTGCAGCAGTTAGAAGATCGGCAAAACCCGCCCACTGGCACATGAAAAATGTAATCATCCCTGCAAAAGCACTTGTAGCAATCTCACCGATAAACTCAGCGACATTAAACGCCCTAGCCTTGCCTTCTTTTAACTTGCGCATGAAGCTGACAAACCCGCCAAGCGTGGAAAGCAACAACACCCAAAAATAAACAGCTAGTTCATAGCCCCACGGAGACTTTGGCGGTTCCATCATAATTCCCTTTACCCAATAAAAAAGGCCACCGAAGTGACCTTGTGTGTTTGCGTTGCTTTACTCTATTGCACCAACGATGCGGCCTTTGGCTTGTATGGCTAGCGTGAGGGCTTCTTGCAATTCCTCCTTGGTGACCAATAAAGTATCGTTGTTTGCCATTTTCCAGTATGTTTGCGTTTCATTGACCCACTCACCAACAGTTAGCGCCACAAGCATGTCACCGCGTGCGGTCTCGTTACCATCAAAGGTTTTGCCGGATTGTGTGGTGACGGTAATTGATGCCAGCAAATCACTCTTTGATTGAACTGGCACATGAGAAACCCAAGCACCATTAACCCATTTATCAAGTCCGTGAACTGGCGGGGAAGGTACTTCGATTGATCCTTTTTGCGGTTCAGATCCAGTGAACCCACCTAGATATGTGCCATTTTTATCAACGTAATATTGAGTTTCCATATTTATACCCATGCTGAAATAATCAAACGCCAGTTGGCATTTGTGAGAGATACAGTTGCACCAGACGTCAGGCCAATAACCCTAAATACAGATGATGCAGAACCAAATTTAACTCGAATGTTTGCACTGTCGTTTGTATAAACCGCAACGCCCTGATCGCTAAGTTCGCTGTTAATAGCTATATTAATTTCAACTTCATCATTCACTGAGAAGCCATTTTCTGCGGTTTTACAAACTAACTTGGCAGTAAATATTTTTGGCTTAGCACCCAATCCATGTGCAATTGATAATGTGCCGGAGGATGTAATTGTTTGTTCACCACTTACATATTCCTTTGTAAAAGGTGACGCGCCTAGCCACCACTCAGGGGTTATTGCATCTGTGTTTGATGTGCTTGAAAATGTCGGGTCGTTAGTGGAATTTTTTAAGGATGCTGTTGTTAATATCTTGTCCGCAATAGAGGCAGCAAGTGTTGTTATATCAAGCGTTACGCCTCTGCTGCTACCGCCATTCTCATAAATCCTTAAACTATTCCCGGACAGTTCAATTTTTAAATTACCACTAAGACTTGAGCCGGATGACTTTTCAAGCAACAAAGCGCCGCCAGCAGTTGGATCGGATTGCTTTTTAACTAGAGGATTTGCGGCCACGCCTCCAGTGAATGTTTGCACATCAGTAAACGTGTTTGCAGTAGACTTATCTGCAAAGTTACCTGTAGCAGAAGGCAATACCATCACCTGCCAGCTTGCATAAGTACCTGAACCATTAACGCTAGCAACGTTGACCACAAGCGCACCCGTGGAACTGTCGTATGTGGTAACAGTACCATCCATGTTGTCTGTAGGGCTGGTGGTGTAGGCTAGTCTAACTGGATAACCAGGCACAAGGTTTAATCCAGTTTGAACTGTGAGCGATTTAGAACCAGTGCCAATTGCAAGCGATGTTGTAGATGTGCTGGTAATGGCTGTGTTGAGAATGCTTCCTAACTGGTTATAGTCAAGGATAAACTGCGCTAGACTTGCAATCGCTAATTCAGCTTCGGTTGCGAATGTTTCTGGTGATGACCTGCTTGGTACTGTGATTGGCGTAAACATTAGGCTAACCCTTCAATTTCAATGTTCATTACTGAATGTGTTGGATATTGCGCGACGATATAGCAGTCTTTGTAAAAACCGTAAACGTAGCTGGATGAATATTCTGTGGAGCCGATATAGACGATAGGTGTAGCGCGCAACGCATCAAACGTGTATTTGATTGAGTCCATTTTTTCTGCCTCAATCACGCTGGTTAGCGTCATTGTTTTGCTAAATCTGCGCTCTGTAATGACGTAGTTGCCGAACTCATCGGCATCTTTGTAACTAAAGTCACGGATGCCAAGTTTCATGCCGTACTCTGTAAACCCTGCGCTTTGATACTGACCTGCAATAAAAGCGCCTAGCTTTGCCGTGCCGCCTTCATTCACAACCTGCACACGAACTTTACTTAGGTAATAAATGGGAATATCAGACAGGACAACATCTGTTTTACGCTCGATAGGCGCAAAAAAGTATGTCCACCAGTCATACACATTGTCTGTGCGTATTAATCCCTCTGTGCGGGTGTAAACAACGGTATCGTTTAAATCTGATACGGTTACTACTGCATACTGACCTTCTGCATTAATCAATGCGACGGAGTTGACCGCGTCAGTGATGGCTACAGTGACATCTATTAATTCGGCATTGCTTGACTGTGATGTGCTTGAGTTATCAAGCATGCGCCACGGATTTGTGTCGTAAAGATAAACCCAAAATTCATCTGTGTTTAATCCTGTTGGAGCGTTTGCGCTGGATGTTGTGTGATTCTGCAACGCTCTTACAATCCAGTGCTTGTTTGCAGCCTCATACCTACGCACATCACCTGTCACAATAGTCTGACCTGTAGCCCATAAGGTAACGCCAGAATCGTTAGGCACGTTTGTGGATATGACGTTGCTATCCTGAATAACAGAAGGTTTGATAAAGTCCATTATTCAGTCCTCACCGCTGGCATACCTTCAACATCCCAACTTTCCAGTGTCCGTTGTTGTTTTGCCGCATTCTCGGATAGGGTTGTCAGGTACGCTTTCAAGTCCATATTTGTCTGCTTCATCTGCTTCAACTGCGCCACAAGGTCAGCATTGATTTGCGCTTGCGACTTAACAAATTGCTGCGCGCCGCCACCATTGCTTGCGGATATTTGTGCAGATAGGAAATCAGCGCGTGTTGTGAAGTAGTTCGATGAAAGAGATTGAGAAAGGCTTTCTACGCCTTCTTTTGTATCTTTAAATGCTTCTACAAGCGTAGGAAACGCAAGGGCAAGGTCTAGTCCGGCCTCTGTAGTGAAGTCGATTGATTTACCAAGGCTGATTAAGTCTTGCAGAGAGCTAGGCACTGATAGATTTAACTCAGCAAACATCTTAGCCAGGTTTGCTTGATCCATAGCCAGTTGCTCACTGGGAGACAACAAGCCATAGATCGCGCTTTCTACATTTCCGACAACGCTATCCCATGCATTTGTGAAATTGGCAAACTGTTCACGCAAGCCGAATAAGTCAGCAAATTGCGATTGACCTCCTGCTGTGCTGGTATCAATTGCTTTTAGCAAGGCATCAAAAGCCGCAATGCTAGAAGGCAATGAGCCTATGCTTTCGGTGAGAGAATCGCGCTGTTTAAGAAGCGATACGCTTGTTTTTTGTGTTGCCAGTGCCGTAGATGCCAAAGTATTTACGAATGCGGCTAATTGGTCATCTGCGTATCCTGTAGCCACTGCAACCTTGCCAGCGGTGTCGGCAGTCAACCCAAATCTGCTAGCTAGCGCATCTTGTGCGTTGCCTAAGTTAATAGAGGCAACAATCATGCTTTGCACAGTCTCTTTGCTAGTCAGACCTTCAAACAGCATGCGCACACCTTCTGGCAGGTTTGATGATCTAACCAGAGTTGTGATGCCTTCGGTCATGATTCTATTGACCAAATCTTCCATAGCCGCTTGAGCGCTACCAAATGGCTGTGCGCTACTAAAGCCTACCGAGCCGCCGCCTGCATTGGCGCTAAAGTATCCCCATGCGCGCGTTTTCTTGCTTGAACGCTGGAAAAGACTTGCAGCAGTATTAACATCGGCTCCCATATCAAACGCTTTAAATAACCCGCTCACAACTTCTGAGTAAGCCTTCAATACGCTTGCAAGACCTTCATTTCCTCCTAGCGCACGGCCATATCCAGCCAGACCTGACTGATTGGAAGATGTAAACTGACCGTTAGAGTAAAGCCCTGTGACACCTGTGCTGTATTTCTTTGTCGAAACATTACCACCAAACAAAGAGCCGATAGCTGCGCCGATTGCACCGCCAACAGGGCCACCTAAAGCATAACCACCAGCAGTTAAAGCTGCTCCTGCATAGTTGCCTTGTTTGATAAAATTGAAGCCAGCGTATGCAGCACCAGCAATGCCTAATGCTTGGGAGATCCCTTGAGAATATTGACCAAGCGCGCCACCGATAGCATCACGGATGCCACCATTACCATTAGCTATTAATGCGCCAAGATCAGCAATGCTATTAGAGAAAGTATTATTAAGACCTTCAAAACCTTGGGTGATACCTTTAACAATATCCACCCCTCGACTTAGAATGCTTCCACCAGAAGCAGTCGGGTCGTATAAGCTTGCAGCATTTGCAGTTCCAGTGATCGCACTGCTAATAGTCGCCATCAAAGCAGTAATGCCGGTCTTATCAATAATCATTTGAATAGTCGGCTGAAGTATTGTTGTCTTGAAAGCGTTCTTCAGTGTGTCGATAAAGTTATCAATAAATGATTTACCTTTTTCGAACCCACGGTAAATAGCGTCTGTCAGGCTGCGCGATAAATTGTCGCTGATGCGGTCATACTCTTTTTGCAAGTCTTGGGCTTGTTTTAATGCGGCTTTCTCGGCATCGTCATCGTTCTTTTTGATGATGTCAGCTTTTTCTTTTTCCCGTGCTTGCCAGTCTTTTAGCAGTTTTTTCTGGTAGTCATCTTCCTGTTTTGCTTTCCAGGCAGATTCTTGCATGGCTAGCTCGCGTTCATCTTTTGCGGCTTTCTCCATGCGCTTGCGCTCATCTTGGTAAAACTCTACTTGGATGTCGCTTTGCAACTCTGCAACCTTGCGCGCATATTCAGCTTGTTCATCAGCTAATTTTTTTGCATCTTCCTGACGTTTTTTTAGCAGCTTTTCATATGCCTTTTGCTCGTCAGACATCCATCCAGAATCAATCTGAGCGTTTGTTTGCAGCGTTCTAGGATCGACTTTTACAGTAGTTGCGTCTTTCAATTGACGTGACAGAACAGCTATCTTTGTGCGCAATTCTGTTTCATATTCACGCCCACCCAATACTTGCCTATCAAATGCATTGCCGCGCCTATAAGCAGCGAGCTTATCCATTGCTGTAGATAGCTCATTGTTTAAGTCTCCAACGGTGTCACGGCTAAAGAATCCACGAATGATCTTGATCCCATCTGCAAGCTGTGCAATTGAGATTGCAAGAGAGCCGACAAATCCGGTAGCAGATTCAAAAGCTGTAAAGCTGGCTTCAATCTCATTTTTAAGTTTTTGCCATGACCCTGAGATTGTATTTACCTCTTTTGCTTGCCCCCTTAATGCTTGAAGTAATGCTGGATCAGTAAATGCTTTTAACAGCACATCAGAGGTTAGCTTTCCTTCTGCGCCCATTTCTTTAAGTGCGCCTACTGATACACCGATTGATGCCGCCAACGCCCTCATAAGATTAGGTGCGGCTTCTGCCATTGAACGGAACTCATCACCAGACAAGCGCCCAGCGCCGAAGGCTTGCGACAGTTGAAGCATGGCGCTGGATGTTTCCATTGCGCTTGCGCCGTTAGCCTTTAGTGCCAGTGCGACAGTCTCAGTCAATGTGCTGACTTGGGATTGTGTTGCGCCAAACTCTTTTAAGGCATTGCTGAATCGTGCGTAAGTAGTAGCCAAGCCAGCGACATCAGTCTGAGCAGTATTAGCAATACGGCGAATATCTGCCATCGCCGCGTTAAACTCATTTTGTCCGGCTGTGGCGTTCTTTAGAATGACGGTGTATTTAGTATATTCATCCAGCACATTTGCCAGCTTTTGGAAGCCAGCATAAGCCGCGCTGATCCCAATGAATGACTTAACCATGCCGCCGATAGAATCAGTTAAACCATCGGCAGACTTGGATGATTTGTTGGCTTGGCGGTCAAAGTTGTCAAGGTCTTTAGTACCTTTGACAACGCCGCTTGTGTCCGCGCCAATTCCGATTGTCTCAATGTCAACTGTCATTCAAAGTATCCAATTTAAGTTTGTCTAATCGCTTAATTGCTTCTATCTCGCACACAGACAGATTCAGCCGATGCACTCTTGCATAGGCGTCTATCTCGCTGTAAAGGATTGGTGAAACGCTAAATCCGGATGGTCTAGCGTTGTCTAGGTTGATGAAATGCCGCCAAACGGCAAAATGTATTTCAGGAAACTCACAAGGCGGGATTAACTCTTTAGGCTTTCTCCCTATCTGCTTTTCAGCAGCTTCAAGATGTGACCTAAGTGTCTTCCCATCCTTGCCTGTCTTGCTTAACTTAAATTCATGCTCGGCATAAGCGTATAAATCATTTAACGCTTGCCGTTCTACTTCCCCAGCTCTTCGCTGAACTCGATGACTTCACGCACCCATGCAGGGTTACGCTCAAGCAGGAATCGCAGGCCGTCTTTTGTGAATGTCTCGCTGCCTTTGTAACTTGCACCTTCCCAGCCATTCACCCGAGCAAGCGCAGATTCAATGCTGTTTTTGTCGCGTTCTGTCAGCGATTTGATTGTGTAGTTAAGTTCTGCATCCGCGCCTTTTGTCCGTGCATGGTGAGCTTGCTTTGCATACTCAATCAGCTTGGCATCGGTAAACGCCCGAACCTCGTCGCTGTTTGAACCAAGCACCTTTAAAGTGATGCCAGTAGGAGAGCCCTTAAACATCAGTTCAAGTGGCTGGCCTACGCTCTCAACTTTGATCGCGTCAAACTGTTCAATATCTACTGCTGTTTTCTTAGTCATGATTTGCCCTTATGTAATGCCCTCAAAGATTAGCCAGCGGCGCGCGTGAGGGCGGCACGTTTTCAGGTTTCCCCTATCCGCTGACTAACTCGGTTATGCTGCGCTGTCTTGAATTTGGATAGTGGTTGCCTGTACGCCTGTGCCAGAGCCGTTGTAGTACAGTGCTTCGATGTTGTAGGTACGCATGATGCCTGTCTCACCATCGTCGCCATCTGCTGTATTAACTTTCACGCGAGGCAGATAGAAGGTGACAAAGTTGGCATTGTTTTCGGTGCCGTCTGTTAGAACAGACATGATGCTGATCTCGGTTTCATTATTAAAGAATCCGTCAATGTCGCCGCCTTCAAAGTAGCCAGTGAATGAGCCTGTGACCAACACCTTGCCATTGAACACATCAGCGCGAAGGTTTGAGCCTACAGTGCCATCAGCAGGCGTTTGGCCGCCGTCAATGGTGATATTCAGGTCTGTGATGATTGAGCGTTGAACACCATTCACAAACAAGATTCCAGATGCGGCCGCAAGTGTTTTTGTGGTTGTTTCTGCGGTAGGGGCAGAGAAATACTGGCTAGATGAGTTTGTTTGATCCAGGCCAATAAAGTTAAAGTCAATCGTAGCGTTACCAGTGCCAGGCAAGGCCAATGCAGCGGAACCTACTTTAACGTCCTTGTTAACCTGAGACACTGAAATGTCGCTATACCATTCTTCAATGGTGTAATAGACGTTTGTATGACCAGATGCCGGAACGTAAGTGGCTTTACCTGGAATCGCTACAGAAGCGGATGCAATAGGGCCTTCTGCTGTCAACGATGTGCCGTTCAATGTTTGCACAGTCAATACTGTTGCAGTCATGCTCAACACAAGCAGGTTGTTGTTCAAGTTTCCAGCAGTGAATGAGCCAGCAGTCAAACGCACAACATGACCGACCTTGACATTATCGCTAACCCATGAACCGGATGCCCGTGTCACTGTGTACGTAGAACCTGTGCCAGTAGCGATAGTCAGTGACAACCCTGTTACTGTCGAAACAGACGCGAAGTCTTTACGCAGCAAGGCAGACAGGAAGTCAGAATAAGTAAGTGGTGAAAAAAGATTATTCAATGCGCCAGTGACTTGTTTAACGCCGTGGCGGCTTGTAATCATCTGGCGGGTGGATGTGATTTCATCTGCCCCGTTATAAACGTCCTTTTCTAAGTTAAAGTTTGCAGTTGTGCGGCGAAGGTTTTGCCCGCCACTTGCGCCAGAGAGTGTGCCTTTAGCGGATTGACGTTTAAACGTCACAATTTTTGAGACCCCTTGTGCGATAGCCATTTTGGTTCCTTTAAATAAAAAAACCCGCACATGGCGGGCTTGTTAGTACAAAACGCACAAGGCGTTAGTTAAAAATATCTGCTTCGTATGTAATAGTTACTGGAATGCAAAACCTGTCACCGTCTACATAGCCAGTTGAGACTTTCGGCGTTCTAGGAACGATTATTCTGATCCCGTCGATAGTCATTGTCGTGCCGCGCTTAAAAAGCGTTCTAACAGCTTCTGCGCGTGTCCTGCATGCACTTGGGCCAGTGTTTTTCGGGTAGCAAAGCGTCACCATGTAAACGCCGACCTCAATGTAATGCCTTTGGCCTATGCTTGAGTTATCTGGCTCACCTGTGACCATAGTCAATCTCTGATATGGAGTGCCTGTTGTCGGCGTATAGTCAACATTCTCAGCAACCGTAGCTAATGTCGGAGACATCGTGGCTAGTCTTGTCTCTAGCGCCTGTTGTATTTTCAATGTACTCATTTCATTAACCTGACTTGTGCGCCGATTGCTCTGATTGCGCCTTTTAGTTCTGCTATAGTGACTGAGATTAATCCGGCTGGCGCTTGCTTACTCCACCCATCTTCCAAGCGCTTAGCGTATGGGAGTGAGTTAGTCACATAGACCATCTGGCCGTTTATTTTTAAGCCGACAATTTCAG